TAGGTCTATTCTTATATGAATATGCAAGAAATAATTTTGACTGTGATGGTTATGATTTATTATCTGAAAGAAATAAAGAATGGATAAGAAATGAAGTAGTTAATAAAATGGATGAACTACTTAATTTGAATTAAAATAAATGTTTAACTTAAAAATAGAAATATGACTGAATTAATTATAAAAATTGGTGGTTCACTAATAGTGGTACCATTATGGTTAGTTGGAATGTTTGAATGGTCTCAAACTTTTTAACAAAAATACGTTACAAATAAAATAAATTTGTGATAATATAATAAATAGGTGTTGAAGTGTGTTTTTTCCTTAAACGAACAGACAAATGAGTAAATGGTTAATGTGAGTTCGATTCTCACCTACTCAACTAAAATAAATAAAATGAGTAAAAGTAAAGAATTAAGACTATTAGTTGACAAAACCAAAAAGGAATTAGTCAAAGAAATAGACAGAATTGTTGAATGGAATTTAGATGAATCTGAATTAGTACAAGAATTATATAGAATGAGTAAAACCGCTAGTGGTAAAAAAGTAATTTTTAATGAATTATTTAATGATGCTTCAAATTATTTAAAAAAGACTATTATGGAAGAATTATTCCATGAATATACTATAAATGAAAGTAAAAATACAAGAGAATATTTAAAATAAATAAAAATGAGTGATAAAGGATACAACGGGTGGACAAATTATGCCACTTGGAGAGTAAATTTAGAAATAATTGACCAATATAATTGGGTAGAAGAGCCATTTGTTAATGAATTAACTGTTGGTTATTTAGAAGAATTAGTTGAACAAGCTGTATTTGGAGAAGGTAATGAAAGAAAAGAAGATTTATTAAAAGATTCTTATGCAAATGCCTTTTTAAGTGAAGTTAATTATTATGAAATATTAGAAAATATTAAAGAAGAAGTCTCTAATGAAAATGAGGCAAGAGAATTTTTAAATAAATAAAATAAATAAATTATGGCAAATATGAGTTATTGCAGATATGAAAATACTGCACGAGATTTAAGTGATGTAGTAAACGCTTTGCATGATAGTGATTGTGGTGAAGCATTAAGTACTTATGAAGTAAGAGGATTAAATGAAATCCTTGATTTAGCCAATGAAATAGTTGGAATGGAAGATAAAATAATTAATATAATTGAAAACAATGAGTAAATTAATTTGGAAATTATATAATGAAAATATGATAAGCGACGAAGTTGCTCATATTTTATTAGATGAATTATACGGAAAAGAACCAAAAAAAAGATATTAAAATGAGTAATGCATATAATATAGGACAAATAATGGGATTAGCTAAATGTGTAAAAACTAACATTGAAGTTCAAGACAATTTCAAATGGAAAGATGAATCTCTTAAATATTTAGATGAAATATATAAAATAGCAGATAATTTAGAATTATGACAGTAAAAAGAAATAAAATAAATGAATATATCATTAGAGAATTTCTAAATGATAAAATAACTGGCTATAGTGCAGAGCATAATGGCGAATGGTATTTCTCACTTGAAAATAGTGATTTTTATGGTGGTAAAATATTAAGATATAGAAACAATATGGGTCATACAATTAAAATTTTAGACCAGAATAATGTAACAGAAGCTGCAAATGCAATTCAAGAAACATTAGTAAATTTACCTGATATAATAAAACAAGAAAAAGCAATTAACGAATATTGTGTAAATAATCCTTGGACATATTCAGGAACTTAAAATAAATAAAATGAATATAAATAAAATAATAGAAAACGAACATAAAATAGTAAATAAAAAAGACTTATACGGTTTAGCAAGAAAAAGAGCTAAATTTAAAATAATGAAAGTTTCTAGTGCTCAAATTGAAGCATTTGAAAGAGATTATTGGATAAGATATAATAGGGCGTGAAATTGGTTAGTGCTGACAAAGTTCGAAAGTACACTATCAGCAAACGGAGGTTCGACTCCTCCCACGTCCACTAAAAAGGACCAATAAACCGGTGTACCTGTGCACGGGTGAATAAAACCTCCGGTGAGGTCCTTAATATATAGGGGAAAAGTGAAGTAATGTTTGCGAATCAGAATACGACTGCAAGCCAGACATTGAAGCGATAACAGTGATATTGGAGATAACAAATTAAGGTAACTCCCATCGGATGGAAAACCGTGGCTGTTAATCCCCTAACTTTTAGCGAGGTAGAGCAGTGGCCAGCTCGCAGGGCTCATAACCCTGAGGTCGGAGGTTCGAATCCTCCCCTCGCAACTAAATAAATCAAAATATGAGTGTATTAGAATATCTAATAGTAAAACATAAAGGTAAAACAATAAAGTATATGATAAATACACAAGTTGCTCCTCATGTACAGGATGCGGCAGTAGAGAATATACTTAAATACTATCCACCTGATGTTGAACTCGATTTTGAAGTAATATGTTAAAACAATGAAAGAAGCAATATTAACTCTATTGTTCATAGTAATACTTATGACAATAATATATACAATTTTTTATGGCAGGAAATAAATTTAACCCAATAGAATATGATAGACTACAACCTAAAGAGTATGAATTAAAATACACAGGTTTATATGGTGACAAAACGACACTAACAGGAAATGCGCGACAAATTGTCATGCATATTTTAAATCATCAATTATAAAAATACGTTACAAATGGATGAACAAAGTGATAATATAACAAAAGAAATAGAAGAATTATTTAGAGAATTAGAAAATGAATTACCAAGAGAAAGTGCTAAAGCACTATAATATAGAATTAACAGAAGACTCGTGGCATAATGGCTGTAGTTTATCTGTATATAAAAATCTTACTTCAGATGGCTATGACATTTGGATGATAAATCATGATGGTGGCTTAGACCATAACCATGAAATTGATTGGGAACATGACGTTTATATGTATAATGATACTATTGCAGAAGTTTTATTTAAACAAATGCAAGAGAGACCATATGAAACGTGGTATATCGACTCAATAGATGAAATATTTCAAAATTACCATTGGGCAGATAAATGGAAAGAAATAGAAGCAGATATTGAAGATGAAGATGACGAAACATTTGAAGATAATGAGCCAGATGTTGTAGAAGATATGTCTGGAGTAGAACTTTTATTAAAATTAGCAGATGAAAGAAGCAAAAATTAAAGCATTAAAACAATTAATGGATATTAAAGAATATGACTCTTTAAGGGGTCGAGCTTTAGCTCATGTTTCCTCTAAACAACATAGTCTTTATCAAGATTGGATAAAATGGAAAGATAAATCCCCAACATTTGGATTACAACAAGAGCAAATAGATCAAGTAATTAAAGGATGCGAACGCGAACAAGAAATGTTAGACTATATGTATAATTTAATATTAGTAGATAAATATGACGAATGATCAATTAGAATTGCTATCGGATATGATAGCAGATAAAGTCTTTACAAGAGTTAAAGAATATATTGAAAATACTAAAAATGGGTTTTTAACTGCATTTGAACCAATGGGTCCCCAAGAATTTTTTGATAAAGAAGTGGATGCATTCGGGAATATTAGATATACACCACCAAGGAAACCATCTAAAAAAGAAATATTAGCAGGCCAATTACACGAACTCAAAATTAAATGGGCTGAATTATTAAAAGAAGAAAAATACGAATTATTATCAGAATTAAAAGAAATATATGACAAAATTAAAAAAGACTACGACAACCTTTAATGTAATGCTAGCGCATCCTTACGGTAAAAAAGAATTTGATAGAGATTCTTTTATACAACCAAAACTTGATGGGGTTAGATGCTATATTACAAAAGACGGTGCATTTAGCCGTAACCATAAAGAATTTAAAACTGTAAAGCATATTAGAGATGCATTTAAACCTTTATTTGAAAAACTACCTGATCTTATAGTAGATGGGGAATTATATAATCATCAATTTAAAAACAATTTTAATAAAATTATATCTTTAGTAAGAAAACAAAAACCAACTAATAAAGAGCTTGATGAGGCAACTCGCTATATTCAGTTTCATTGGTATGATTACGTTCTTACTAGATTTGAAGATGATGTGGCGGTATTTAGACATAGAAATGATATGATTAAACGCAGTATAGAAGATTTAAGTTCAAGACATATTGTTCAAGTACCTACTTACGAAGTGTCTATAATAGAAACAGCTAAGTTATGGCATGAAGATTTCCTTAAGCAAGGATATGAAGGTAGTATAATAAGATTAAACAAACCATATGAACAAAAAAGAAGTTACAATTTACAAAAATTTAAAGATTTCCAAGACGCAGAGGCGACGATCACGGGCTGGGTGGAAGGTCAGGGCAAAAGAACTGGCACAATCGGAAAATTTCTGGCGAGAGACGCTCACGGTATAGAATTCGGGATGCCAGTAATGGATGATTACGCCATAATGGCTGCAATGTATGATATTGCAGAATGGTACATTGGCAAAAAAGCCACATTTACTTATTTTCAACGAACTCCATCCGGCTCCTATCGTCACCCATTATTTAAATGTGTTAGAAATTATGAATAAAAAAACAATACATAAATATTTGATAACCAAGTATATGGGTGGTGGAGCAAATATTCCACGCGCACAAAATATTAAATATGAATTAGAAGACGGGTATGAATTTGGATATACTAAAGTTTTCGGTAAACAAGGATTAACTATAAAAAAGAAAAATGGAAAAAACTCTTAGAGAAATAGGTGATGCACCTGTAAAAAGAATTAAGTTTAAATCTTATACAATTAGTAATATTCCTAAAAGCTTTGATAAAGAAAAGCATTTATGGTTTAATAAAAACGGTTTAACTTGGATAGAAAAAATTGATAACCCCTTTTGGGAAAACTTTTAAATATGACACAATATAAATTATATAAACACTTAATATCAAATAATGTATTTGGTATTACAGATAAAATAAAAGAACTAAGAAAAAATCCTAGATATGCTAATAAAAATAGGAAAACTAAGAATTGATTTTGAAAGTAGAGCTTCTAAGCATAGAAAATATTTAATAGATCAAATAATGTTACATAGATCTGAAATAATAGATATAGTATTATTAGGAGAAGCTAGAAATAGAATTCCTATACATTTATTAAAGACAAAAGCAAAGCTTATAAAAAAATATAGTAGAAGATTAAAATTATTAAATACATGAAGAATTTTAATAGAAAAATATATAAACTTAATATGCTTGAACTTGAGAAAATTTCTAAAGAAACTAATATACCTAAAGTTTATTTTAAAAATGCTAGTAAAATAGCAAATTCTTTTTCAAAAGAATATTCTGCAATTGGCATTATGAATATAAATGATCTTAACCAAGAAGCTTATTATGCATTAATAAGATCTTGGCGTAAAATTAATTGGGATTATATTAAAACTTTAGAGTCTCAAGAAGATAAAGATAAAGCTATAAGTAAATTCTTAGCTATAAGCGTCAAAGGCTTATTAAGTGATCAAATCAAAATGAATATTGATGGATCTGGTAAACCAATTAAAGGTATATGGAATAACGAAGATAAAAAAAGATACTCTGCAGGTTTTGGATTTATATCAGTATTATTCCCTCAATGGTTTGATTCCGATGTACTTAGTATCTTAGAAGATGAAGTATACGATTATGATTATGAAAAGTTAGGGGAATATTTAGAGGGCTGGTTGAAAAAATATATGCCTAATCATTATGTCATGTTCCAAATGTTCTATGGATTAGATGACATTTATTCTAAACCTAAAAAAATGCGCGATATAGCACACTTTTTTGGACTTAGAGTAGAAACTGTAAGAAAACAAAAACAAAGGCTTCTATATAAGCTTAAAATGAACGAGGACGCGCTTAATGAATTAGCTTTCTTTGTTGCTACTAATAATATTAAATCTCAGTCTAATGTTTTAAATTATGCAGCAACAAATTTGAAAATTTATCAAGATTAAGGTCCCTTTTAACAAAAATTGCACTATAATATTATGTATAACTTTAAAACAAAATATAAAAGTTGTCTATCGACAACAGATGAATTACAATATGTAAAACAATGTGATTCTTCTCCAAACCCATTTAAAGAGAATGCACCACGTGAGAAAAAAGCTAATTACAATATAAGTGATAAGTTAGCTATAGGTGGTGGTAAATGTTTACCAATAAACCAAGAACAACTAACAGGTAAAGGTGTAGACAAAACAAAAAAAATATATAAGGAAAATGAGATTAATTGTAAAGATGCTTATACATTATTTGGCAAAGTAAACAATTGGTCTAATAGAAGAGTTTTTAAAAAGAATGGAATAATTTATGATTTAATAAATTAGATATGAAAGATAAAATTACTTTTACAGAAGGAAATGGTCTTAAGATTTTTTATAAAAACGGAATATATTATAAATACCAAATAACAAACCAACATGAATATACGAGAGAAACTAAGTAAAATCCAAGAAGAATTTAAAGCTAAAAAATCCCGCTTTAATTCATTTGGTAAATATAACTTCCGCTCGGCAGAAGATATATTAGAAGCTCTTAAACCAATGAATACCAAATATAAGGTGCATTTTACGGTTAAAGAAAACCTAACTTTAGGAAATGATTTTCCTATAATTCATTCTACAGCTACAATTGTAGATAATGAATCAGGTGATGAAATAATTGCAACTGCAATAGTTGGAGTAGATCTAAATGCTAAAGGTCAGCAAATGCCTCAAAGATTTGGGTCAGCTTCATCTTATGGTAAAAAATATGCATTAGGTAATTTATTATTGATAGATGATACAGCTGATGCAGATGCAACAAACACGCATGGAAAAACTAATATAGTAAGCTCTAATGATTTCAAGAAAACTGAAAAACCAGTAATAAACAAAGATAATCTTGAGCAAGCTAAAAAGTTTTTATCTAATGGCGGGTTAATGAAAACGCTAGAAGATAAATATACAATAACTTCAGAAGCAAGAGAAGAATTAATTAATGGATAAAAATCCCATATTAGAAAAATTAAAGGATGATGAACATTATTATGGGGAATTTGGTAAACAATTTCTTTCTAATAGTGATATTAAATCATTACTTGAAAATCCTTTAAATTTCAAAAAGCCCTCTCCACCAAACCCAGCATTTGTTGTGGGGAGTTATTTTCATACTTGTATTTTAGAACCAGATAAACTAGAGAAATTTAAAATAGTTAAATCTAGAACTCGAAATACCAAAGAATATAAAGAAATAGCTGGAGAGGATATATGTTTACTTCAACACGAAGTAGACAAAATTGAGTTAATGCGAGAAAAAGTATTAGAAGTTGATTTATTTAAAGATCTTATTTTAGATGGAGCTGTAGAATATGAGCAACCCGGTTTAGTTGAATTAGAAGGTATGCAATGGAAAGGTAAAGCGGATATAGTTAATCATAGTAATCAGCTAATTATTGATCTTAAAACAACTAATAATATAAATACTTTTGCAAGTTCAGCTCATAAATTTAACTATGATAGCCAAGCCTATATTTATTCTAAAATGTTTAATATGGATTTGGTATTTATAGTTGTAGATAAGAAAACTCACCAATTAGGATTATTTGATTGTAGCGATAAATTTTTGCAGTCGGGACAAAATAAGGTTGCATTGGCAGTACAAGCATATAATGACTTTTTTGTAAATAGCGATGGAGATTTTAGCCAATATTATATCTCTAAAACACTTTAATTTAAATTTAATTATTATGGCAAGAATTAAAAAAAGAACCTGTGATGTTACAGGAGTAACTACAAGCACAGGAAACTTCTATACTAATCAATCTCATGTAAAAGCGGTTGATAATTTAAGAAGAGTTACAGGTGCTACTAAAGCACAAATGCGTAGAATGTTTAATGCAGTAGCCTCATACTAATGGCAAGTATTATAGCAGGCTCTATTAATTTAGATAAAATTGATAAAGCTAAAATATTTGAAGGCAAAAAGGGTAAATATTATCCTGTTACTGTCGTATTAAACAACGAACTGGGTCAATATGGTGACTCAGGATATATCCAAACAGAACAAACTAAAGAAGAAAGAGATGCTAAGCAACCGAAAACTTTTTTAGGCAATGTTAAAATTGTTTGGACTGATGGCCAAAATGTGGCTGTAGCTGCTAGAGAAAATATAGCAGAAACACCAACAGTATCACCAACAGAACCAGATTTACCATTTTAATATATGAATACAACAGAGATCAACGGTTTTATTATTGATCAGTTCAATCAGTATGATTTGGAAGTAGGGAAAAAAGAGGGTGTATGCCCTCTTTGCTCTCACAACCGCAAACCTGAAAATCGTAAAGCTAAATGTGCTATGTACGATTGGGAACGGGGTCTCGGCACATGTATGAATTGCGATGAAGTATTTCAATTGCATACATTTAAAAGAAAGGGTAATACAGATAAAGAATATATTAAACCCGAATGGAAAAACAATATATTGCTTAGTGATAAAGCAGTTAAATGGTTCGAAAAACGAGGTATATCTCAAAAGACTTTAGTTAAAGCTAAAATAACTGAAAGTCAAGAATGGATGCCTCAAACAAATAAAATAGAAAATACAATCCAATTCAATTATTTTATAAACAATGAATTAATTAACATAAAATATAGAGATGGAAGGAAAAATTTTAAACTGGTTAAGGGCGCAGAGAAAGTATTCTATAATCTTGATAGTACCGTGGGGCACGATAGTGTGGTTATTGTCGAAGGCGAAATTGACGCCCTCTCCTTTATTGAAGCAGGAGTTGCCTCTGTGGTTAGTGTACCAAACGGAGCTACTCTTAATAGGCTTAACCTTGATTACCTCGATAATTGCATTGAATATTTCGAAGATAAGTCCAAAATCATTATCGCAGTTGATGGAGATGAAGCCGGACAAAATTTACAACAGGAACTCATCAGACGGTTTGGAGCGGAAGTTTGTTACACACTTAGTTTTAGTAATAACAAGGATGCTAACGAATATTTGCTTAGCTACGGCCCTAGCATGCTTAAGCGTCTTGCTGATCAAGCTGTTCCTGTCCCTTTGGAAAATGTTGTAACACTAAATGATATAAATGATGAATTACAAGAATTTATTCAAGAAGGTTTTAAACCGGGTTATCAAGTCGGCCTTGATAACTTTGATAGCATATTCTCTACTTATACGGGACAATTCATCACCGTTACAGGAGTTCCTAGCAGTGGGAAGTCTGATTTTGTTGATAGAATGGTGGTGGGATACAACTTAAAGTATGGATGGAAAACAGCATTTGCTTCTCCTGAAAACAAACCAACATTTCTACATGCTCATAAACTGATGAGGAAAATAGGTAATTGGATGCCTTCAAAAGTAGACATTAATACAAATAAGTGGAATGAAGTAACAACTCTTGTTAATGATAATTTTTATTTCATTGAAAATGAAAGATATGATTTAGATTCAGTTTTAAATAAAGGAGCAGAATTAGTTAAAAGAAAAGGTATTAAATGTTTAGTTATTGATCCTTATAATAAAGTTAAAATGAAAGGTGCAGAAAAGATGAGTATACCTGATGCAACTATGGAATATTTAACACGAATTGAAGCTTTTGCTAAAAAACACGATGTACTAGTTATAGTTGTAGCTCACCCCACTAAGATGTATAAAAAAGAAGACGGCACATTAGACGAGCCTAATATGTATAATATAAAAGGGGGAGGAGAGTGGTATGACGCATCTTATCATGGATTATTAGTGCATAGAGATTACACTAAAGGAACCGTAAAAGTTAAAGTGCTTAAAGTTAAATTCCAAAATTTAGGAGAAAATCAAGCAGAAGCTCATTTTAAATGGGATAAAATAAGCGGTAATTATTTACCATTACAAGATATAACAGAAGAGATAATGCCTTGGGAAGCATAATATGAAATCACTATATTCTAAAAAAAAGAAAGGCTATAGAGGTCTTACAACTAGCGAATGGTCTCCGCATAAAGATTATAATAAATGGAATTCTTATTGTGTAGATAATAATGTAAGAATATTTCCTATTCCAACAACTAGAGGACTGTATCCTGAGGAATGGAGAATCGGTATATGCTTAGGGCCATATAAAAGAGGAGAAAAACCTTATGTATCTCCTAATGTTTATACAGTTGATAATATATATCAGGAAATGGAAAGAATGAAAAAATATTATTACGATAAAAGAAAAAATAATGATTAATATAGAAGAGGAATATCTAGGGTTAATGTCAGGAGTGTTGCATTGTGGCGTAAAAGCTGATGATAGAACAGGTACCGGTACAACGGCAGTGTTTGGAAGAACGATAAGACATGATATGGCTCTAGGGTTTCCCCTTTTAACAACTAAAAAAATATACTTTAATCATGCGATTACGGAACTTATTTGGATACTTAGCGGTAGGACCGACCTTAAGTATTTGCATAATCACGGGGTTAGGTATTGGGATGCAGATTATAACAGATCTTCTCGAACCGATTTATCTTTGGGCCCTGTTTACGGTCATCAGTGGAGGAATTCTGGTGGTGTTGATCAATTGCATATCTTACTTAGAAATGTCAAGGAAAACCCAACCTCACGTCGATTATTGGTTAATGCTTGGAACCCAAGTGATTTGTCTGATATGGTACTTCCTCCTTGCCACTACGGCTTTCAAATATATATCAGAGGGAATAGAATGGATTTAATGTGGCAACAAAGATCTGCGGATATTTTTTTAGGGCTTCCTTATGACATTGCTATGTATGGATTGTTATTAGAAATGTTAGCTAAAGGCACTAATTTAAAAGCAGGCCAATTGATTGGTAATTTAGGAGATTGCCATTTATATAACAATCATTTAGAACAAGCTACATTGCAATTATCACGATCTATAAAAAAATTACCATCTCTTACGTTAAATAAAGGGATAACTTTAAAATATGATAAAGTAATTATACCTAAACATAAAGATGTAAATATAAATAATTATGATCCACACCCAACTATAAAAGCTGAATTATCAGTAGGAACTTAAATTTAACAATTATGAGAACAATAACACTAATATTATTTTTGATAACATCCTTTGTGAATGCTCAATACAATTATGATTTTTATACATTAGAATATTCAGGCCAACATTTAAATTTAAAGCCAGATATATATAATAATCGTGTTCAAGATGGAGTTATAATAGCTCAAAAAAAATATAATATATATGATACACCTCGATATGGAAGAATAACTGATTCATTTGAATCTATTTCTGATAATAATGCTATAATAGAATCTTCCTATAAAAGTGACTACAAGCCAAGAGTAAAATATAATTTCTTAGAAGAAAAAATTGGAGAAGCTATTGTTAGAGGAAAAGACGGTAGATATTATAAAGTAGATTTATATAAAAATTAAGCAATGAGACCAACCTTAACAAACGGTAAATATAAAGTTTACCATATACCCGGTAAAAAAATCGGGTGCACTACTAATGTAAAAAAACGGGTGCAACAAGAGCAAGGGTATAAACCTGGTGAATATGAAATATTATTTGAAACAGATGATATTAAAGAAGCATCTAATGCTGAAAGAACATTACAGCAAGACTTAGGTTATAAAGTGGATTTAAAACCTTATAAAGAATTATTTAAATCAAAATATATGAGAACACATTCGTCTTCAGAAGCTACTACAACATTTAAAACCCCTATTAAAGATATAGATGCTAACTTTTTGGCTGACCTTGTAATTAAAACAACAAGAGGAACTTTTGTATTAGATGCTCAAGATAAAATAGATTGGGTATTGGATAATGTACATACTAGCCAATACGGACCGTCTACATGCTATATTTATAACAAAGCTATGGCAGAAGCTGGGCCATTTGAAAAATATGATGATATTCATGGTAAAGAACATACAAGTTTTAAAGATATTAGACAGTGGGGGCATGATAAAGGCATTATACAAAATGGAGATAGTAAAACACAATATATTAAGCTTATAGAAGAAGCTGGAGAGTTAGCTCAAGCTTTATTAAAAAATGATAAAAAAGAAATAAAAGATGCTATAGGTGATATGATAGTAGTTTTAACTAATTTAGCTTCTTTGGAAAATGTTATGATTGAAGACTGTATAAATCAAGCATATCAGGAAATATCAAACAGAACAGGTAAAATGATTAATGGAACATTTGTTAAAGATGAGTAAATTTAGAGATCCGATTATAAAAAAAGTTGTAGATAAATTTGTAGAAAGAAGCAATACAGGCTACAAAAAATATGGAGTTACGCTTCATGATGATGAACCTAATTTACACAAATGGTTAAATCATATTCAAGAAGAATTAATGGATGCTATTAATTATATTGAAAAATTAAAAATGGAAACCACTGACGCTTTAGAAGAAAAGATTTATAAAGATTATAAAGATGATGATCGTTTAAGCACTTATTCTGAACCAGAAATGTGGACACAAGACCACTCATGAGACGCAAGTATAAAAAAAGAGGTCCTGTACAATCAAAAAAAATAATTTGCGATAAAATAACATTTGCATCAGGGCTAGAAAAATATACTTATTTAGCTTTAAAAGAAAATAAATTATTTGAAGGATATGAAAATGAAGTTTTCCATTTGGTCGAAAGTTTTAATTTTAGAAATATTTCTTTTGAAAAACAAGCAAATGGAAAAGGTGAATATATTAACCGAGGGGAAAAGAAAATTTTGGGAATTAAATATACGCCTGACTTTGTTGGAAAAGATTATATAATAGAATGTAAAGGAAGGGCTAATGAGTCTTTCCCTATAAGATGGAAATTATTTAAATTATGGCTCACAAACAACAAGATTGGAAAGACGCTTTACAAGCCGCAAAACCAAAAGGAAGTGGATCAGACAATGATATTGATCAAAGAAGGCAGAAAAAAGAAGCGAGGATAATGTATGCTAAAAGATTATTAGAAAAAGATATCAAAAAATTAATTAATAATAAGATTATAAAATATAAAGAAATTGTCGGAATTCATAGAAAACACGGAATTTACGTTACCTGAACATTACAGAGAAAGAATTTCTCATCATATGAGAATGCTAAAATATTACTTAGATGAACAACAAAATAACCGGGTGGGAACTTAGCGTATCATTATATCCTGGAATACTTTTAGGAATTAGAAGCTACCCAGAGAAAGAATTTGTGGAGCATGTTTTATATATTCCTTTTGTAGAATTATGTTTAACTATTTATTACAAATAAAATGGAACAAGAGGAAAAAATAAAAGAATATGTTTTAAAAAACTATAAAAAACTATTTACTAAAAAAATAGTTATTAGAGATGCTAAAGGGCAAATAACTAAAAGACAATATTTAGATTTAGAACCTATTATATCTATTAAAAATACTCATATAGAAGTAAAAAATCATAAAGACGCAAGCCCTATTATATTAAATAAAAATATATTAAATGAAAGAGTCTAAATTAATTGAAATGTCTAACAAGATTGAATCTATGGGGTCCGCTTTAAATAGGATAATCCAAGAGCTAACTAATCTTAAAGATTTATCAATAGGAACTATGGAATTAATGAAATGCTTACCAGATTATGAAAAAGCATTAAAAAAATTAAAAAAGGATTTAACTACTAAAAAAGAAGAAAAATCCAAAAAACAAAATGAACAATAAAATAGTATGGGATTATTTGATGAAAGGATACCTTACAAACCCTTCGAGTATCCTGAGTATTACACAGAAGGTTGGCTTAAGCAGGCGCAAGCTTTTTGGCTTCATACAGAGATTCCGATGTCAGGTGACGTCAAAGATTGGAATGAAAAACTTACCGAAGCAGAGAAGAACTTGGTTGGAAATATACTTTTGGGATTTGCACAAACGGAGTGTGCGGTATCTGATTATTGGACGCAAAAAGTTGTATCGTGGTTTCCTAAGCATGAAATCCAACAAATGGCGATGATGTTTGGTTCTCAAGAAACCATTCATGCAGTTGCTTATTCTTATTTAAATGAAACACTTGGCTTAGAAGATTTTGAAGCGTTTCTTCAAGACAAGGCTACTATGAAGCGCTTTGAAAATTTAGTTAGTTATGATGGAAATAACACCACAGGAATTGGTAGAAGTTTGGCCATCTTTTCAGCATTTGCTGAAGGGGTTAGTTTATATTCTGCCTTTGCTATTCTTTATAGCTTTCAAATGAGAAACCTTTTAAAAGGTATAGGGCAACAAATGAAATGGAGCGTAAGAGACGAATCTCTTCATTCTAAAATGGGTTGTCAGCTTTTTAGGCATATGTGCCAAGAAGACAAATCATTAAAAGCTAAATGTGAAAAAGATATAATTAAAGCTGCAGAAATAATGCTAAAAGCAGAACATAATTATATTGATAAAATGTTTGAATTAGGTGATATAGAAAATTTAAAAGCTTATGATCTTAAACAATTTATTTCAAAACGACTTAATGAGAAGCTCGTGGAGCTCGGTTACAGGGACAAACGGGAGTACTTTAAATTTGATAGAGCAGCCGCCTCCAATCTCGATTGGTTTTATCATCTTACTGGTGGTCTTACTCACACTGATTTCTTTGCTGTTCGACCAACCGATTATTCTAAAGCGAATGAAGGCGAAGATTTTGAAGATATCTGGTAGTCTATTATTGTTAATAAGTTGTTATAAAGAAGACGGTATTAACTGTGAATATGTAGGTAAGGCTTGTAAGAATATATCTTCAACCCAACAGGAATGTACATATTTAATTGAATGTATTAGGTTATGAGAACTTGTAATATATGTAAAAAGAAAAAAAAAGATTCTAAATTTAAACATGCAGGCAAAAAAACTTGTAAAAGATGTGAATTTAGATGGAAAACTAGTTTCTTCAGATTATTAATTCAAGATAGAAGATTATCAGCTAAAGAAAGATTAGCTAATAGACTTGGGTATTTTGGAACTGCTTTCATAATGATCAGCCCATATTTATTATCTTATGGAAATATAGGAGCTATTACATATATTATTGGAGGTATTGTATGTATACCTCAAGTTTGGGTTGCTAAGCAATGGAATTTAGTAGCTATCAATATTAATGTTACTGTTGGTTATTTAATATATCTTATATGGTAAATAAACATACAATAAAATGCAGCCAATGTGATGCAACATTTTCACACGGGTTTGAATACAGAATGCATTGGGAAAAACATTTAGAAGAATTTTTAAAAAAAGAAAAGAATGAGCTGGAACAGTAATTGGAAACGCGGTATTGATTATCCTACTTGGGGAGATAATGATGTTTATAAAAAAACTATTTCTGGAGGATATTTAATAAATGGTGAATCCCCAAAAGAAGCTTATCAAAGAGTTGCTAAAGCAGTAGCTCGTAGATTATATAAACCAGAATTAGAACAAAAGTTTTTTGATTATATATGGAAAGGGTGGCTATGTTTAGCATCTCCAGTTCTTTCTAATACTGGATCAGATAGAGGATTACCTATAAGTTGCTTTGGAATTGATGTTGAAGATAGTATTATGGATATAGGTAATAAAAATTTAGAAATGATGTTACTTGCTAAACACGGTGGGGGAGTAGGTATCGGAGTTAATATGATTCGTCCTGCCGGAGCTAAAATTACAGGTAATGGAACATCAGATGGAGTTGTACCGTTTTGCAAGATCTATGACTCAACTATACTCGCAACCAATCAAGGATCAGTACGTAGAGGGGCTGCATCCGTTAATATCAACATCGAGCACCCTGATTTCGATGAATGGTTGGAAATCAGAGAACCTAAAGGGGACGTCAATAGACAATCTCTTAACTTACATCAGTGTGCTGTCGTTGGTGACAAGTTTATGCGAAAACTTGAAGCAGGAGATCCCGAAGCAAGGAAAAAATGGGGAAAACTCCTCCAAAAGCGTAAAGCTACTGGAGAGCCGTATATCCTCTTTAAAGGAAATACAAACAAGGCTAATCCAAAAGCTTATAAGTCGAACAGCCTAAAAGTACATATGACAAATATCTGTAGTGAAATAGTTTTACATACAGATGAAACACATAGTTTTGTTTGCTGCTTATCTTCAGTTAATCTGGATAAATATGATGAATGGAAAAATACTAATCTTGTTTATGATTCTATTTGGTTTTTAGATGGAGTATTATCTGAATTTATACATAAAGCCAAAGGAAGAGTTGGGTTTGAAAATTCTGTAAGATCAGCTGAAAAAGGAAGAGCGTTAGGATTAGGCGTTGTAGGGTGGCATACTTTATTACAAAAGAACGGAATTGCTTTTGAAGGGCTTTTAGCTCAATTTAAAACTAGAGAAATATTTTCTAAGTTTAAAATAGAAACCGAGCGCGCCTCTAGAGCTCTTGCGGACACATATGGTGAACCTTTATGGTGTGTGGGTACTGGAATGCGAAATACACATTTAAGAGCGATAGCGCCAACCGTATCAAATAGTAAATTAAGCGGAAATATATCTCCAGGAATTGAACCTTGGGCTGCAAATGTATTTACTGAGCAAACAGCTAAAGGAACTTTTATAAGAAAAAATAAAGAATTACAAAAAGTTTTAAGGAGACTTAAAATAGACACCCCTAAAATTTGGGATAAAATTTTAAAAGATGGGGGATCAGTTCAAGATATTAAAGAGCTTGATGGGTGGTTTTTTGAGAAAGGGAAGTTAACCCAAGATCATGGAAACGGCGAGCCCGTGAAGAATGTATTTAAAACGTTTAAAGAAATTAATCAATTGGAGTTAGTTAATCAAGCTGGCATAAGACAAGATTATATTGACCAATCGGTTAGTTTAAATTTAGCGTTTCCATCAGAAGCCCCACCGCGATGGATAAACCAAATACATATAGAGGCATGGAAACACGGAATTAAAACCCTTTATTATATGAGAACCGAATCAGTATTAAGGGGTGATATTGCGGCTAATGCAATGAATCCGGATTGTTTGTCATGTGATGGATAACTAAATAAATAAACAAAATGGCAAAAAGATTTACTTTTGCAGATGCAAAAAAGAAAATTAATGATTTAGAAAAAAAATTAGAAGAGTCTAAAAAGAAAGCTGCTAATTTAATTTTAAATACTGAAGATAATGTTTTTACGTCTAAAGAATTAGAAAAAATAAGATTTCTAGAACTTTGGGCAATTATTGGGCCTATAGCTGGTATAATTGTAGGCGTATTAATAGGAATGTTTTTATAAAAAAAATAAAGGGTAGCCAAACTAATGGTTACCCTTTTTTTTATTTTACCCTGCGAATAATAAATAAACACATTAAAACTAAGCAAGCTATATATAATGCAAATTCCATATTATTCAAGTACTTTTTCTATAACATCTAAAATTTCACTTTTGGATACCTCTAATTTGAAAGACAAGTCAGCTGTCCATTGATATCTTATTTTGCCGTCTACATATAAAATTAATATAGGTAAAGGCTTACCAGCAAAACTTTCTTTAAAGTTAGGGCCTTGGTCTTCTATAGTGGCATGATCTATTCTTATTCTATGCACCATATATTTTTGAGGTAAATTACCTCTTGGAATATCATTTTTTAAATTCCAACTTGAATTAATTTGTAATAATTGAATATCTTTAGTTTGGCTAAACCCAATATAAGTACTCAAAAGTAAAATTAAAGTTAATATATATTTCATTTCATTATTTTTTAATTATTTCATATAATTTTTCATCTATTTTATCCAGTTTTTGCGAATTTTCTTGAACCTTTTCTTCTGTATTCATTATAGATTCGCGAATTAATTCATCTTTAAGGTCATATTCCGTTCTCGAAACCGGAGGTTCGGGCAAAAGCTTAGCCTCTTCTATATCAGCCTGGAGCGCAAAATACATACCTACTAATGCGAATATACCAGCTCCGATTGCTGCTAAAGTTTTAATGCTTACTTGAAATTTAGTGTCTTCACTAAGTTCACTCATTGTTATTTATATATGTTTATGGTTAAAAATTAAAATCCCAAATATTGATCTCTCATATTGCCAGTAATTGAGTTTCTGTCTTTGTCTTTGTTAGTATTATTACCTGCTGTAAAAGGATTGTTTCCAGCTTGGCCAAATTGTTGATTATAATTACCAAATAAATTATCACGCATAGAAGCGTTTGTAAAATCTGTATCAGCTCCAAAAGTTCCGTCAATTTGGTATTTATTCATTTCTACATCAGCATCTTTTTTTATAGCTTCTGCAGATTTTGAGTCTTTTTGAACTTGATTTTTTTGGTCATTATAAAAGTTTTGACCACTTCTATTAGCATCAAAACCTTCTCTTGGCGCAGCTTGTACTCCTCTAGTAATTTGAGAACCAAAATTTCTTAAAAAATCATTTCTATTTTGTCTTCTTCTGTTTATTTTATCTTTTTCAGCTTGAATGTTTGCTTGATTTTGTTCTTCACTAACGCCTCCAATAGTATTTTTAGCAGTTCTAGCAGCTCTTCTTTCTGCCCTTCTATTAGTACGCTTATCTTTTCTTTGTTGACTTCTGGTAATACCTACAGGTTTATTTTCGTCACTTTTTTCTGAAGCTAATCTATTATTTATTTCTTGAATTTTTTCTTTAGCTTTTCTTCGAGCAACATCTCTCATTAAGCCACCTTTGTTTTCACCTGAAGCCATTTTTTCAAAAGTACTTTTATAATCTTTTTTAGATTTGTTAGGCTTATAACCAGAGGTAGTTTCATCATGCTTCCACCCTCTAGCCTCGTATTCATCATATCTAGCTTTACTGCCATGAGCAAGATCTTTTATATTGCCTGTAGCTGTACCCCCTTTTTTGACCCATATGCCTCTTTCGTTTAAACCACCCTCGGTTTTTGAAGTAGGCTTAGAAGGTTTATTAGTTTTAGTAGAGGAATCTGGTATTAACCCCTTTTTTTCTAATTCAGATCTAGAGAGTTGCGACGGGTGTACGGGTTCGTCTCCCCAACTGCCATCTTTTTGTTTATACTGTTTTTTTGTTAATACACTAGAGACCTTCCCATTGTTCCAGCCTTTTTTCCCCATAGAATCTTTAAGAGAAATTTTTTTAATGGGCTTGTTTAAACCATTAGTGGTGCTTTTTAAAAACTCTTTCATTTTTATTGATATTAATTATTAAGTGACTTGTCTTTCTGCTTTATTTGCGGCAATTTCCCAAGGTAGTTTGGGATGCCCTTCTATATATTTTTTACCATTATAAACTATTTTTTTATCAGGAGTTCTTTTATAATGTTTATTACCATATCTTACCCAATCTTTAGAATAATCTAATTTACCGGCCTGCATATCTTTCCAATGTTTCTTTTCATGGGCTTCAACTTGTCTTCTTTTTTCAGGGGATAAACCTGGGGCTATTTCAATAGTACCGTCTTTATGGGCTTTACCTAGAATTTTAACCCCACCTTCTTTTTTATAGCTAGGTGTTGATCCTTTTCTTTTTCTACTTGAAGTTCCCCAACCATAATTTACTTTAGTTGATTTTTTCTTTTTCTTTGCTTTTTCTTCTTTTCTAGCTCGAGCTTCTAAATCAGGAACACCTAATTCCCAATCACTCCACCCTAATAACAAGAATAATCTTTGCCAATTTTCTGCCTCTTCATTAGCAATAGCAGAAAGATTTTGGGCTTTTCTAATTACCCTATCTAAAGGAACTCCACCAAAAGAAGCTGCATTACCAGTTATTTCTAATACAGGATTTTTTAAAGAGGGTTTAAATGGATCCTCTTCTATAGTTTTATAGTTATATTTTGCAATATTACCAATAGCAACTAAATCTTTTAGTTTTGCATTTAAAGGAGGAGAGATTGCTGTAGCCTCTAGTGCTATTTTATAAGCGTTATCTATTCTTCCTTTTTTCTCTATTTGTTCACTTGCTTCAGCCATTACGCTATATAAAGCGGCAGTAACTGCACCTGGATTTCCTAAACTTTTAGCATATGAAGTTAAAGCACGTTCAATAGCTAATATTTCCCTCTGAGATAATTTATTTACTTTATCTGGATGTATGCCTTTCATTTTAGTTAAAGACATTCTAATTTTTCTTGTTTCATTTCCAAATTTAACAGTAGCAAATCTATTTTTACCTCTTCCTTCTAAGTTAAGAATTTTTCCAGTTCCATATTTAGGGTGCTCAACATTAGAGCCTTTCCTCATAGTAATTGGCTCTTTTTCTTCATCTTCATCTTCAAAAGCCGCAACAAATAAAGCGGATTGTAAACCGTTAAATAATAAAGCTTGCCCCGCTGAATAGTATAAAACACTTTGCAAATCTTTTCTTACTTGATTCATTCCACCCTTTGCAGCTGATCTACCAGAAATAACATCTTGTAAATGTCTTTTTTGTTTTCTAACATATTGAAATGGTGTATTTGCAAAAGCAAAAATTACTTTTCCTAAATTACTAGATTGTATTTCAGATATTTTAGAAGGATCTGCGGATTGTTGAGACTCTTCTGCTGCATTTATCCATTCTTGCATAGCCTTATTTTCTGCCTCTGTTTCTGACAAACCTTCTTTCATTAATGCTTTTTTGGTATTTCTATAAAAAGAAGCACCTCCCATAGCTATAGCAAAACTATCTGCATATCTTGTAGGTAAAAATCCTGCTTTTAATAATTTATTTAATCCTTTGACATCACCTTCAGCCATTTCATCAGCTAATACATCAAATTTAGCACCATCTCTACGATTTTTTAAATAATCACTATTCCATAATTTTTTAAAATCTTTTCTCCAACCTGGACCTAAAGCAGCTGTTGCTTGAAAAATATTATTATTAGGTTTACCTATAAAATTTAAAGAAGATAATAACTGTAAAGCAGCAGATCTAGTGTTAACAAACATCGTTGTAGCCACAGCTCTATTTACCCATGTAAGAAATTTATTAGACTGAGCGTCTGTACTTACTCTATTCTTACCAGTTTTCATTCTTCTTAAACTGTTTTCTAAAGCTCTAGCAAATTTTTTACCATATACGTTTTCTATTTCACGCATGTTATCTTTATCAAAAATAGAATCTACATTACTAGCAAATACTTCTAAATGACGCTTTCTAGTATTTTTGTTGATGGTTTCATAGATGGCCTTATTAAAACTATCATGTCTCCATTCTGCATTATAATCTATAGGGAAATCTTTATTAATTATATTAGCAAAACTTTTAAGATCCACATCTCCATCAACAGCGTCTATTAAAGTATCAATATATTCTTGCTTTTTTATATCGACTTGTTCTCCATTTTTTACCCAATTATATACTCTAATAGCATCTCCAATATTATACGGAGTGCCTTTTATTTTTTTGTTAACATCTATTCCTTTAGATACTTTAGAATATAATTTAGTTTTTTGAATAATTTCAGCATTAGATGCAGCTACCCCTTCAGAATATGGTTTTAAAATAGTAGAATTAAAAAATTCTTTAGCTTTATTACCTTCAGCCCCTTTAGGTAGAAAAGAATACAATAAGCCTTGTATGTCTTCTGCATTTGGAGGAATAAACCAACTTGAAGGTTTACTACTTCTAGCCGGTTTGCTATTTAAAATTTTTCTAAAATTTTTATTTAAACCTTCTTTTTGGAAATTTTCTTTATTGGTTTTTATAATATTATCGTCAGCTTTTCTTAATTTTTCATTTAGTAATTCTGTTGGTAAAAATTGATCGCCTTCACTAAATAAACCAGCTTCTCTTAAGACTTTAAGTTGTTTTACTCTAGTCCTTTCGTTTTCTATAGCATCTTTTTTAGCTACTAATAAAGCTTTACCAGATATTGTTTCTCCAGTTTTAATATCAGTTTCAGATATAGTATTTTGAACAAATTGAGCCCAATCTTCAAAAGGCATAATATTTTTTACTTGCTGATAAGAATTTTCTATAGCTTTAGTTAAATCATAATTATTATCCCTATATTCTTTTTGGAGTTGCTTTAAGGCTTGAAATTCTGGATTAGATTCTGCTCTAAAAGTTGGACTAACCTCTTGATGAGTTTTAACAAACCACGGTTCATTTTGAGAATCTTTTAATTGAGAAAAATTGGCTAATGGATTCCCTGTTACTACTTCAGATACTGCTAAATCAATCATTTCTTTAACAGTTAAATCTCCAAAGTTTTTAGTAGTAGGATCAAAACCGAGCATTGTTTTTAATTGATTAAAATATTTACCAATAATATCTTTAATCTTTTTAATACTGCTTTTAGATTTTATACCCTTATTACTTCCATATTCTTCTAAAATTCTTGCAAATACTTCATTTTCTAAATCAAATGTATTAGATCCATCATTATAAGACTGTAATATATCACTATACGTACTAGGGCTTTTCTCTATTTGTTGAACATATTTATCCCATAAGCCTTCTCCTTTAACTCTAGACATAATACCATTCCAAACTTTTGGAGCTCCATTACGAACAATGCTGTTCCATAAATGACCAGCTTCATGAACAGCCGTCTCTACTCCTTTACCTGCTTTTAAATTAATAAATATTTTATTTCCTATTTTAAACCCAAAATGCTTAACACCTTCTTTAGCTTGAATATCACTTTGACCATATTCATTCATTAAAACATCTACCATTTCATTAGGATCAGTAAATGCTTCTAATATAGTTTCACCGTCTTTATTCCAATTACCTTGAAGTATATCTACAAAAGCTTTGCTAGTTTCTTCTTGATTTAATTGAGGTGCTTTTTCATCAAGCGCTTTTTTATACATTTTCATTTTTGAAACGTCTATAGTGCTTTCTATAGTTCTAGCAAGAGATCCATCTGTTTGGTATTCATTCCATAATTGAGCATAAGCTTCATTAATTCCCACTCCTTTTTGTTTAGCCATTTCCTCCAATCGCATTTGAGTGAATGTCTTTTTAGTATAAGGATCCCAAAAATTATTTGCTTCATTTGGGCCTATACCAAAAACTATTCTTTCAAGACCTGGCATAGCGGTAGTTTTTCCTAATTTATCAACCTGATCAAATAACTTACTCGGCCCAAAAGCCTGCATATGTCCTTTAACAATTGCATCCAAAGTTTTAGCATTAGGAGCTCCTGTAATATTATTTTTCAGCTGAGCCATGCTTAAAGCATTTGGTTTTAAATGTTCTCCTTTATTTATTTTACTTGGTCCATCTGTAAAATAAACAGCGTTAAAACCAGTTAAACTTCTAAAACCTTCCACAATACTGCTTTGCCATTGTAATAAAGTTGTTAAAGCATCTGCAGAAAGATTGCCGTTTTTATATTCATTTTTTAAAAGACTTACATAAAATTTCATTAATTGATGATTTGCATCACCAACAGCCTTTATTTTAGCAGAAGGCCATAATTCATTAAAAGCGTCTTGTCTTTCTTCTTTTGTTTTATACTTATCAGATTTAGCTATATCTATAGCGTCTCCTAATAAAGTGCCTTTTTTCTTAAATTGGGTATTTTGTAATTGGACGTTATCAAGATTAATTTTTTTGTATTCATTATAGCTTTCTTTACTTATTTGTTTTTTATCAAATAATTCTTGTACATCTTTAGCTAAAGATTCTTTGTCTTTAAAAAATTCATACCCCACTCCCGGATCACCAGGTTTTATTCTTTTTACTGATCCATCAGCGCTTACTAACCATTTAGGAGATCCCCCTAAACTTTTTCTAATTGACTCTGCAGATTCTTCCGCAAATAAATCACTATCATATTTACTTTGATATTCGGCAATTACATCTTCTTGGGTTATATCTAAAACACTAGGTTTTGTTACTTTAGCTGGATCAAAAGCTCTATTTTTTTTACCAACTAACGCATAAACGTTATTAATACCTAATATATCGCTTAAATTTTTAGGTATTTTTGAAATTGTACTCCCTAATTGTTCTTTAAGAGTTTCTATATCAGATTCATTATAAACATTATGACCTATTTCAATACCAGCTTCAGCCCATTGGGGATTGTTGTTAAGATCGGATTGGGTAGCTTTTTTAGTAGTCCAAAGTTTTTTCCCTCCTCTAAGAGCAGATAATCCTTGTTTTCCCAACTCTTTAAATTTTGCTACTACACCAGGCTTAGGGTCTGTAATATTTTTTACAATGTTTTGTTTGTTGTAATACTCCTGCTGGACTTTTTCATTTACAGCATTAGCATCAGCTTTCCATTGAATTTTAGTATCCTCTTGAAACTGTTTTCTTATTTGTGGATTATCTTTAAAAAATTCATTTCTTGCTTCAATACCAATGTGACTAGCTAAAGCTTCTGTCAAAGCTCTTGTCTTTCTAGTAGATATAGCTCTCCCTATTTGAGCCTCCGTTAATGGTTGACCGGTTCTAGGGCTTATATCTCCGACCTTTAAATCTTTTCCAGTAAAATAATCTACAACTTGATCTTTTGATGGCGGAAATTTAGCCCATTCTTTGCTTACCCCAGTTCCTTTAGAAACTTGGTTTTGAGCTATAAAAGCTTGGGCAATAGGTTTCCAATTTTTATCAACAAAATTATCAAAATCTTTTCCTTTACCAATTACTTCCTTAATATCTTTAGCAATTCTATCTTTAAAAGGTTTAGTAAAAGCTTTATTAGCTTCTGATATTCTTTTTTTAGGCGTTAAATTTTTATCCATTAACCTAGACTCAGCCTTAAATAAACCTTTTTCTACAATATCTTTAGCTTGATTTATTGTTTCTGGTTTTAAACCTATTCTATCAGCTAAAAGTTTAGAACCTACACTTACATCAAAATTAGTATCAAATGCTTCTTGAACTAAACTTTCAGGAGTGCCTAACTGTTCATCTAATGATACATCTTGTTGAGTAACATTTTTAACTAACCTTTTTGCTCTTTGAGGTAATCCCGTTCTTGGATTTGCCAAATAAGCTGATAATGGAACTCCTGTAGAAGGATTATATGTTTTAATCATATCAACCATTCCACCTTTCCCATATTTTAATTGACTCACCATTTCAGCAATATCACCTTCTTTTCCAAAAGAACCTACTGCTTCAATAGCGGTTTTATTAATGAGGCCTAATTGCTTATCAATAATTCCATCAATTTGAGTATTATTTAATTCAGCTTTTTCAGAATCTTTGCCCGCGGGAACTCCGTATAATTTTTGGGTGTCATTAGATAATTTTATGTTTTCTTCTAAAACCGGTTGAGCTCTTTGTATATCTAATCCATCCGGATTTAAAAATATATCTTGTTGCTCTTGCTCTAATTGCTTAATTTTATTTTTAGCCGTTTCTACTTGATTTTCTGTATTAGATATTTCAGAAGTATAAAGATCTAATTCTCCTAATTCTTTAGAAATTTCTTGCATTCTTTGTATCTGAGGTTCAGATAATTCAGAAAATTGATTATTTATTTGTTGTTTAGATTCTTGTAAACTTCTGTAATCATTTAAAATTTCTTCTTCTTTGGCCTTGTATAAAATTGGATCATCTTTTAGTGATTTTAATTTTAAAGAATTACTTACAATCTGTTTTTCTTTTTCGCGTTGCTTTCTAGATAAATCTCTAGGTTGTAAACCGTTAGTTAATAATTCTTTTTCTTCTTTAGTTAATTCACTAAATTTTTTACCACCTGATCTACTGCCTCCAGCGCCTAATACACCTAAAATACTACCAACAATTCCTTGTCTTCGCATTTCCTTATATACATTGTCCATGGCTTTTTCATCGCCTAACATATATTTATCAATAGCTTTATCAGCCCAAGCCGCCGCTGATTCTTCTATTCCTTCTTGAACCGCACCAGCCCCCATTTTAGTGGCGTAGTGTCCAATTACACTTTTTGCAGCAGGTACACCCATTTTATTAGCTACCCATGTAGTGGATTTTCCTAATCCCCTTGTAGTTAAAGCTGTTACACTTTCTACTAACCCAGCGGTCGCTGCGGCTTTATAAACATTAGACCAATCATCCTCTTTTCCCTCTAGTCCTTCATAACCTTGTTCAAATTTATCAGCAGCTGCAATTCCACCTAAAATACCAATTCCACCTGGAATCATTGCTGTAAGTAGTGATGGTACTGCACTCGTTACATCTTGGGTTAGCATTCTAGCTCCTTCTGCGTAATTACCTTCTTTAAAATTATCAACAAAGTCTTTTCCTTGTTCTGCTTTTCGAGTTAATTTACTAGACTTTTCGCTAATCCATTCACTAATATCACCCAACCCTTTTAAAGGTCCACCAAACCTATCATACATAGCATCTACAGACGCAGTTAAAGCATCTCTTTCGTGCTCTTCGTCTATATCTTCGTCATCCATAAAAAACCCGATGCCAGCTTTTAAAAGACCTTTAGGGATATCTTCACTAACCCCATTAACAATATCTGCTGCACCACCAATAAACCCAGCGATTTGAGGGGCTACATATTTAGCTATACCCGTAGGGTCTTTACTATCATAATAAGCGTCTAAAGCTGTGTTATATAAAGCTTCTGGTGTTAAATCTTTTTTACCCCCATATGAAGGTAAATTTACAGGGTTTTTAGTAGGAATACCTTGAGTGCCCGCTGCATTTTCTTCAAAATTAGTATTCCCATAATCAGGAGATAAAAAAGCATCTTCAAATTCCGAACTAGATGACCCCCAAGAAGCCTCAGGAGTAGACACAACTTCATCTTGTGTAACTGTTTCAGTAGGGGTTGAAACAGTGTCTTCTATAAGCTCAGCATCAGGAAATTCCTGTAAAAATTTGGACTCTTTTTCATTAGATACTTCATACTCTTGTCCATTTACTGTATATACTTTGAACATATTTTATTAAATAAATATTAGTATTTTATTCTGTTAGTTCTGTTCTCTCTTGATGAATATCTTCTTCTAAAACCAGGAAGATCCCTTTGTTGTGTTCTAGGGTTCCATGTTTGGTTTTCATATTCTGCTTGCCACTGATAAGGGTCTAAATCGTTTGCTGCAAAAATTCCATTTTTCCAATCCTCCGCTGATCCCTTAAATAAGAAATCTTGAGGTTTTCTAATTCTAGAATGTGGATTATATGCTTGGAAACCAATTACTTCTGTACCAGTGTCCGTTTCTCGTGTTAAAGGTTGTACTTGAGTTAATCCAGCAGCAACTAAATCATCTTTAGCGTTAGATACAAAAGCTTCAGGGTCTTTAGCTTCAAAATATGCTGCAGGGTTTTGATATACAGCATTTTTATTATTCCTAAGTAAATTAGGTAATTCCCTTTTATTGTTTTCAATTCTTTTTCTGTTATCTCTAACAGCTAAATGTTCTTCATATTGATCTTGAGCATTATGCTTATATTTTTGTACAGCGGCGGAATTTACTCCATATTGAGATCGAGCTTGATCAGTCCATTCTTGTTTTAATACCCCATAAGCTTTATCCCATCCTTGAGCTAATAGATTTTTAGCCTCTTCTTCGCTATATCCAAATTTATCAGTTAATAAAGCTCCAGCCATTCTATGTCTATTTTCATTTCCTCTAGAATCTATAGTATCATCTAAAGCATCTTGAGCATAATCTGCAGCTGACATTCCTGGTTTACCATCAATACCCCTACCTGGCTCATCAAAACCTAATATATTACCTTGAGGAGTTGTTTGAACTCGCATAGCATTATTTAAAATACCATCTACATCTTGCTTAGGTACTAATTTATTACTTAAATTTTTAAATTCTGATGCAGATATTCTATAAGGTTTTCCTGTAACTGTAGTTCCAACCCACATTTGTTGGCCATCTACAGTTTGAAAACTACCGCTAGGAGAAGAGCTTTGCATATCTTGCATTGCAGCCCTTAAGTCAGCAGATACATAATCAGACAAATTACCAGCTTCATTCATTGTATTGAAATCTACTAATGTTTTTGAAATATCACCCTTTAAAGCTTTCATATCTCCTACTTGAGCTTTTAAAGCGGCCATTTCTCTAGAATATGTTGCATAATCTCCAGTACGCTGTAATTCATTAGTTAAATGTGCTGCATAATCAGCCATTTCCCTAGAGCCTTGTTGAAGGATAGCATCAAACCCACCAGCCCCACTATCACCTACAATAGTAAGATCATCCATATCTTTTACTATAGCTTGACCCATATTATAGTTCATGATGCTTCTTTTGAGCTGTCTATCTTGCTCAGCTCTCGTTCTATCTGTAAGCAAACGTCTTTCAGCTAGTGATTGATCAATTGCCTGGTTAGTAAGGGCTCTATCTTTCATTCCCCCACCTTTCCACTCGTGTTCTTTAGACCAAAAATCGTAATTATAATTTGCCATCGATTAAATATTTTTAAATTGAACGTCTATCTTACTATAATCAACTCTATCAAAGCCATCATTACCTTTTATTACAGCATAAGATGGGATTTCATCTGACATAACACCTTGGAATAGTCCTTTACCAAAAGAAGTGTTTTTATATTTAAAACTATATACTTTAAGACCTGATGGTGATAAACCTATAAGTTTAATATCTTTTTTCAACCTTCTATCACTAGTAATCCACTTTTGAGCCTTAGCACCCATTCCACCTGTAGCAGCACTTACAGCAGCATCAGCTATACCAGCTATACCACCTATAAGATCAGCTTTAGCGGAAGCTCTTGCTGCATCAGCAGCATTTTTCCTAGCCATAGCTCTACCTGTTTGATCTTGAATTTTATTCCATTCAAACTGTTGTTGTTGATCCATTGCGGCTCTACCCATTTTTTCAGCATCAAATGCAGCCATAGCACTATCTCTAGCCGCTTGATTTTGGAATTGGGCGTTTTGCATAGAAGCAGCATTTTCAGCGCTCCATTGAGCTTGTTTAAATGCGTTTTGTGCACCCATATTAAACTGGTTCAATTGGTTTTCAGCGCCAAACTTAGATAATGCAAATTGATTTGCAGCTTGAGCACCAAACCTTGCGGCTTCATTTTTTGCTTGAGCTCCAAATTGTGCAGCTTGATTAGCCGCTGCTGCTGTAAATTGTGCTGCTTGGTTTTGAGCACTTGCTCCAAATTGCGCTGCTTGATTTTGTGCTCCAACATTAAATTGAGATTGTCCTAAATCAAACTGTGAGGCTAAATTGCCTTGAGCTAACTGAGCTCTTTGAAGTTCTGATTCCCCTTGAGCTCGCATCATTTCATTTTGTTTTACTTGCTTGTCTATATCAGCCGCGATTCCAGCTTTTGATTTTGCAGCTTGAGCCGCTAATGCGGTAGCACCCCCTGCTCCAGTTCCTGCTTGTGCAGCTAAATCTTGTGATGCAGCTAATGCTTGATCTGCTTCTCGCGCCGCCATTTCTGCGCCTGCTGTAGAAACCTGTAAGTTAGCCATTGTGTTGGTTAAACCGGTATCTGCTCCTCTAGCTAATCCACCTATACTTGTTTGTGCAGCATCATATCCAGTTGCATCATACCCTTGTGATTGGTAGCCTTGAGCATCATATCCTTGAGCTGGTCCTAAACTAGCAATCCCTTCAATTTGTCCAGCAGCACCTAGCTGACCAACCTGGCCTTGTGTAACATCGTAGTTAACACCTTGCATGTTTTCCCAGTTGTTGCCCCATTTAAATGCATCTTGCTTGCCCAATTGAGTTTTCAAAGCATCTCCCGCTTGTTTTTGTTCTCTACGTCTTTTTTTACCCCCAAAGAGTGATGCGACGCCTTTTACTATGCTTCCCATTTAATATCTCATTATTAATTCATATGAGGGGGTTTCGTCTTGATAATACCCCACTTCTTTATATTTGTCTAATAACACGCCTTCTTTTGCCCAAGAAAATGCATATTTATAACCCATATCTTTAGCAAAATCAGTTGTAAAATTTATTAAGAGTTGCAATGCATCACTTCTGTCTGTATCGCGATAAGATTTATCACTTATTACTACAGCTGGAAAAGCAACTTTACTATTTGTCATCCAAAGCCACATAGCTGCAATAGGATCTTCTCCTTTGCAAACCATAAAACCACCTAAACCTTGGCGTTTTTCTTCTTGTTCGTCTCCAACCCTAAAAGCTCCAGGCAAAAAATCCCTGGGCCATACTGGTTGTTTATAAGCTTCCCACCAATCAGGAAGGAATTCCCAATCGGATTCAAGTAATTTTCGTACTTGTAATTTCATAATATATATAATTTAATTAGATGAGTTAACTGACTCTGAATTTACAGCAAATAATTCTGTTGGATTCAAAGCAAAACTCGCGGGTAATTTTAATCTTACGCTTGCATAAGCCCCTTTAATGCCTGATACTAATTTTGTTGAATCAACAACAACAGCTCCATTTTCAACTTTATAAGTTGTTTCTTGGGATACTATAGGTGCAAAATATTTGCCCTCCTTTTTTTGAAAAGGAAAATCTATAATTGTGCTCATGTTAGCCGTTTTGAATTATTGTTATTTGTACAGGAGCTAATGCAGGAGATATTCTAGTATTTAAATTTGTTACAGTAATTGTACCTTGTCTTTGTACTCCACTAGTATTAGCTGTAGTATTAATTTCAAATCCTGTATCTACAGGTAAAGTTTTATCTGCAGCTGCTCCATCAATTAATATCCAAGAATCAGATCTTGTTAATTCTACATCAACATTACTTGTTGCGGATATAACTACATTTGATCCAGGCGTAGCCGGGAATGGTGTTGGAGGTGCATAAGGTCCTATAGCCGCTGTAACAACCCCGCCTGTTATAGTAGTAAATGCATTTATGTCAGTTGTTGGAGATGTTAATTGAACAGTAAATACTCCATTAAATGGCGTAGAACTAGAACCCGCATCTATAGCAGCCCCTGTGGTGCTAGGTATACTAGCTCCAGCTCCATTAGTTTCTGTTATAGCAAAAGATACGCTAGACGGCGTCATTGTTTTATCAGCTGGTATACCACTATATGTATAAGTAGCGCTTACATTTGTAGTATCAAATTTAGATACTTTGTAAGTACCTGCATGAGGCGCTGCAAATGTCATATAGGTTGTTGTTGCCGGCGTTATCCATGTTAAATTTGTTTTAGCAATTGCTGTAGATACCCCAGATACTCCTACTTCTACAACACCCGAAGACGCAGTTGCGGGCACAGTTAAAGGAACAGTATATTGAACATTGTCTAAATTTCCTGATACTGCCGGCGATGCTGCAGTAACTCGTATATCTGTTGGAGAGCCTGGATTAAATGAAGACAATCCACTTGTATCAATTGTAATATTAGCTGGATCTATATAATAGTCTGCATCTGCTACTACCGTAAATACTACATTAGCGCTTCCAGCTGTATTAAATATTTGTGATGCTGGAGATACATTAGCTAAAGCTACTGCATCAGTTGCATTAACTGTTAATAAGGCTGGTAAATTAGCTAATACAGCACCGGTACCCCCAACAGTAAGCTGTTGTATTGTATTAGAATTTCCTACCACGTAAGTAACTTGGAATACTATATTTCCTTCAGAATTTAAAACTGGTGCGGACACTGTAACATTATTGTTGCCAGAAAGAGTAATTTGGTTTACAAATTCATTATTTAATGCAGTAAACTCATAAGCAAAACTTATAGGCGAAGCTGTAATAACCCAAGAAATAGTTTCTCCTTGGTTAGCACATATACTAGCTTCCCCGGTAATACTTGCATTAATTGCTGTTCCTACAATTTGTAAAGTAGTGTTTATACTTATAGAAGGTGTTGGAACTGTTCCTACACTAGTTATATCAGTTTCAATATAATCTATTTCCCATCCTTCAGTCCCTTCATATCCTATGGTATTAAATTGTTTTATTAAAGAAGGTGCATCATTTAAAATAGGTTCGATATAAGAAGGTTGTACTCCTAAATTGTAAAAATTATTTCTTTGAACAACGGGGTCATCATGTTGCCATAAATTACCTATATAAAACGAGTAATAAGTATTATTTAAACTTATACCTCTTTCTTGTTTAAAGGATTTAAAACTACACCAACCGTTAGTTGATTCATCAAAAGATATGGTGACATAGTTACTACCAGCAGTAGCAACATTAGTATCCTCTTGACTATCGTAGCATGTGCCTAACAAAGTTAAGTTATATAATCCAGAATATTCGTCAAAAGAACCTACCATACTATCAGCAGATTTAAGTGCATCCCTAAAAAAGTCACTCATACCATAATTTGAAATTTGAGTAATTCCATCTCTAGATAATCTTAAAATAACACCGTTGTTTTTATCTGCAAAATACTTTGCAAACCCAAATTCAGCATAAGAAGATGGATTTTGTCCAATTCCAAATTTTCCAGCATATGGTACAATTGTACCTAAAAATTGAGTATTACTCGTAACTGGAACTGCTCCACCTTCTGCGGAATATATAAAATCTTTATCAATAGGAGAATTAGAAACTTTGCTTTCTTGGAATATTAAAAGTCTTGTATCGTCTGCTCCTAATTTTTGTATAGATCCATCTTGAGGATCTAAAGATACAGTTAAGCCACCTTCAGATTCATTAAATTGATTAACATAATTAATTCCTGTTCGTGAATTAAATAATCCACTTGAGTGTATTAAAGTATTAAACCTTCTTTCTTCAGCAAAATTTTCTTGTACTACATAAGCTCTAACGCCGTAATCAAATGCAGTTTCATTATAACCTGCCCTAATTCTGTTAATTTCTATGTGGTCATTACCGGTTCCGCCTGGGTCAAAAGTTAATAATATACAATTAAAAAAATCTATATTTATTGCTGTAGCTGGTATATCAGATACTAATCCACCCGTAGAAGTTTCATAAAATATATCTAAGTCTGATTCTACAGGTTCAGTTTCATAAACACATAATCCTGAGTTTACGGATGCGCCACTATTGTCAATTGTAGTAACTTTTGCGTCTCCTGATGGATTTGCAATAGATTGAACTGATGTTAAGGCATTTGCCCCTGGTAAATAAACATTACTACCATTAACATATTTAGGATATACCGAAACATTACAAGGAGATATAGTGCTACCTGTACTTGGAGGTATTACTGCTGTTTGATCTCTTGGAATTTTATTTATACTATCACCTAATCTTTCTATATTATCTTGAGATGATATAATAGAAATCCAATTGTAATATTCTTGTTCTCTTTGCTTAACTACAATCCTATAAGAATAAGCCCAACTAGGAATTTGATTAACATTAGCAAAAGTAATTCTCAAAGCATTAAAAGCATGGGTAGATGATGCATCATCATATCCCGGTGGAATATACACGCTGTCCCCTCCTGAATTAGAAAGAATAACCGGTGATTGTCTTCCAAATTTATCAGCTAATACAATACCAACTTGATATGTTCTTCTAGACTTTAAAGATAAATTATTTTTACCCGGGCCCCAGTCTTGTCTTGCATCATCTTCTCCTGTTCTTACTACTGAAAAATCTATATTAGGAATATTGTAATTTTGTAAAAAGTTACCATACACTAATCTTCCTCCAACTAATTCTTGGGATTTTGCTACTCTAGGAACAGCATCATAAACCCTTGTTAATTGCCCTGGCGGCAGTGTTCTAAAAGGATCTTGAGACACATACCAAAAGTTAATAAAGCTTTCTCCTGCAACTGGCTTATCCTCAACCACATACAAAGTTGACGATCCTGTTTCTTTATAAACTAGTTCAACTTCAGTTATACCATATCCAGGAGGAGTCGGTATTTGTAATTGTACAGATTTTATAGCATTAACAAAAGTTTCAATTTCTCCAAAATTTCCTAATGACGCAGAAATAGTATCAGTGTTTCCAAGTCTAGAAAAACAAGAAGTTGAAAAAGGAGCTAAAGTACTATATTCGCCGTCTTCAAATTTCCATCTATAAGAAAATCGTATTATTTTATTTTCTAAAAAATTAGAATCTATGGGAGACCCTGCTTCATTATTAGTCCCAACATCTAATATAGTAGGAGATTCATAAGGCGCAAATTTAGCTACTGATGCTAGATTATCAAATGTCCCTGCCCCACCTGCTGTATAATAAGCTGCATCATTTCTTGCTCTTACTACATTTATTTTACGAGGCGGATTTCTATCATCAGTCCAAAACAATAATTCATCAACTAAATTTATTCCAGTTATTTTGTTGTTTTTATGAAAATTTAAATCTGCATTAGAGATAAGAGTTCGTAATTGTTTAGAAGTTTGATCATATTCAAATATTCCATGTGTACCTCCATTGCTTCCATCATATGAGCTATTACTAGTAACAAAAAAATATATCATTTCATTACCTGTATCCCTATACACACCTATAGCTTCCCCATTAGTTATGTTTGCATTACCCACTAGTGTATTGCCTAAAATATTTTCAACAGCCCCCATATCAGATCCTTCTGATTTACTAATATTTATATTAAGGGCTTCCCTATATTCTCCTTGAGGGACTAATCTTGCATCCAAATCGCGGTTCATTTTGGCCGCGCTGAATAATCTTTTTATTTCTGGCATAAAATGTTATTAGTGTTTAATCCACTTAGCTTTATTTCTAAATATTTGAGCCATTTCAGCAACCTTCATGTTTGATATTCTGATTTTAGCATTACGCATTTTTGCAAATGCTTCTTGCTTATATAATGAAGCTGCTCCAGCAGCAGAAGGTCTAATTTTAGATAAATTATATAAAATACTAGCCATAACCGCTTCCTCGGCCATTTTAGGTACGTATACGTTATCAAAATTACCATTATTACCTAAACCATCAGATATATAATTTAGCGTGATATATGTGTCCTGTGTGATTGATGCATCAAAATATATTTGACCTGCATGTAAATCTATAAGACATGTACCATTTATATTCTGAAATTGTGGAGTTAATCCGTAACGTCTTCCATAATATCCAAAATCATCCCCATAAAAATAACCGTAATAATAATCATTAGCAATTTCAGTATTGCCTAATTTATCTTGTTGTTGATATCTATCTATAGTTTCAGAAGTTTCAGCAAAAGCTATATTTCCTTCTTGATCGTATAAATATTTATAATCTTCGTCTTGAGCAACGCCCTGATTTGCATGACTTATTGTGCTAGGTAGTATAGTTCGTTGGACTCCATTATTATCTGTATATTGAATACTTATATAATTAACATAATCAGATGGTAATGACATTTGTCTTAAAGAGCTTAATTGTATTTCAAGTGCTTTTTCAGAATGAAATATATCATAACTAAATTCTTGAACAGCCCTTTGCGCCCAAAAAGCAACCTCGTATCTTGGAACTTTTGTTAAAACTTTACCATCACCAATATAAGCGACTATAAAATTATTTATTATATCATTAAGGTTAGTTCTCCTATAATATCCAGGCACCGCTAATCCAGTGCCGCCGTCTAAAGCGGAATAATTATCTACGTCTAAAGGTTTTCTTGATATTGCCATTATTGTTCAGTTGCTGCGTTTTGTTGTTCTTTACTTTGTGAGAATCCAGTAACATCCCCTTGTTTTATAACAACTCCAGCATATGTTAATATTCTAATAACTAAATTATTTTCTTCCGAAGGATGCAAATCAAAATTATATGATTTAGCAGGAGTGTTATAACTATCTGTTGCAGGATCAAAAACAGTTGGATCATAAATAGGTTCATTTGGTACCCCTGCTGCAATTTGTGCCGCGCTAGGCATAACATATCCCCATTTAGGTCTAACAGGCTTTTTTAAATAATCTGCTTTTACCCCAGTTGTAATACTACTTGGATATACTGTAACCCCTAAATCACCTAATGTATATATAGGTTGAGTTTTAACGGGATAAGTTAATGGTGAAAGATTTATATACTTGACTTCTTCATGAGAAGCTCTATCCGCTACTACATTATCTACAGATATAATACCCACTCTATATAAGTCACTTGGATAAGTAAACACCCCATTAGTTAATGTTAAATCTGCTGATTTATAAAATACATTAATTTTTTCTGCTAAATATGTAGTAGGATCAGAAAAATCACTTTCTAAAAAAGCATTTAATTCATAACTAGCCTCTTTAGCGAAATAACTTGCAAATATTTCATTTTGCGCTTGGTCGGCTAAACGATTAAATTCTTCTGGCGTTATATATCCTCTGTTATCTTTGTTGGTTATAACAAGAACTGTTTTATATACGTTATCTATATTAACCATTAATTTATTTTTTATTTATTTAGATGGTATAAGGTTGATTTCTCACCTTATACCTAGTAGTTATGCAAGTTTTTTAGATAATGATTTCATTAAATCTATTCCATTATCTGTTTTAAAATATTGAGCTAATGCCCCATATGGATTTTGATCAAATGGAACTGTCATTATTTTTTTGCCATTATGAGCAAATTTGAATACAGTATTATCATCAGTTAACATAAGTATACCTGATTCAACAGCTCTATTTGCTAAATTTCTTAAGGTTATATCTTCATCTTGAGATAATTCCATAAAAAGTTTTGGATTTTTACGTGCAAATCTATAAGCATCTCTTTTTAATTCTTTAGAACTTAAACCATTTACACCAGACCCTAATTCTGTACGCATTATTGCTTCAAGATGTTCAATTTCTAATTCTTGAACTAAATTTAAAGCATTTAATTCAAATTCTAATTTATCAACTTCATCTTCTGCTTTTTTAGTGACATCTACTTCTTCCCATAGTTTGTCTTTCATAGGATGATAAAGTGATAAAAGCTTTTGCGTAACAATATCAGTACGAGGCACGTTTAGCACACCATCTTGAAACATTATATGAGTCAAAGATGTATACCCTTCTTGCTCGTCTACAAATAAAGATTTTTGATTAGTAGATAATCTTATTTCTCTATTTAATTTTAAATTCTCATCAAACCACATTAAAGGTTTTCTGGGAGTATGTCTTGTTTGTATAGTGTATGAAACAGGTGATAATTCACTTTTTAATAAATAGGTTCTATCTTTATAAACCCAATTTTTTTCTAATTCAGTAGCACTACTTTGTATTTTTTTTGTTGTTGTTGTCATAATAAAATAATATAAAATAAGAACACAAGGCCCCGAAGGGCCTGTATTCTATAATTAAAAATTAAGCTTTAAATAATACGAAATTATTAGCAGCCTGAGTGATAAGACATCTTTCACTTAAGTAGTTAAGTTTCATCTCATCAATATCAGAAGTTGGAGAACCAGTTCCAACAGATCCTGTAACCCAAGATTTGTTTTTTCTATTCTCAGTTTCTGAAGCTCTATATCTAACATGTAAGAATGGTCTCTTAATGTTTTGACCAAGTTGTTGATCATAAACAGTTGAAGTACCTGCAGGAACTAATGCTCCTTCGATATCTCCGAAACCTCCTCTTGTAGACCAGTCATTAAGATATTTCCAGTCAGTTTTATAGAAGTCATAAGAACCTCTTCTATAACCAGTAAATCCTAATGTAAGAGCCATATCCTCGCTGTTATTAAATACTCCATAAGAAGTACCTTTAGTAACACCAGCAGCTCCAGGGTAAGTACCATTTTGCATTGCAAGGATATCATCAATTTCTAAAGAAAGCTCTCTATTAAGGAAAAGCATGTTTTCTTCAATAGCACCTTGTTTGTCTAATTGCTTAAGTACCGCGTCGAAATCAGTAAGAGATCCGTTACCTGCACCAGCAGCAGCTTGCCCACCGAATCCAGTATAAACGTTTCCTCTTGATTCAAGAGCAGCAAAGAATCCTTCAGTACCTCTAGCGTTTTGAGCAGCTAAACTACCACCAAATGTGCCTAATGTAATAGCAGCACCACCAGCAGTGTATTTAACGCCTTCAACCATAGACATTTCTAAATAGTCTTCCCAACGTAATCTTGTTTCATGTTCTGATTTCATATACCATAGATAACCATTAGCTCCATTTTCAGAAGTAACTTCAATCCAACCGATCTGAGCAGTGTCAGAACCATTAATTTGATAGTTTTCTTTAAGAATAATTGGAGCATTAGTAAATGTAGCATATCCTGGATCTAGCTTTTCAGTAAAGTTTCCAGTACCTTTGGCAAATTCAGATCCATAAGCAATAGCCGTTACAAAGTCTCCAGCACCAATAGCGCCGTGAGCTTTATAAGCTTGAATTTGGAATTGTTGTCCAGCACCTGTAGCACCACCACCAACACCAACGTTAGTACAAACACCTTTAATTACTTCTCCAGTTCCACCCATAGCTGTAGCAGCTCCAGTTTGAACTTGAACCATAATTGTTTGTCCGATTCTAAAGTTACATTGAGTAGTAGCTTGCGAGCTAACACCTAAGCTTGTAGGTTGAGTAGCAGCAGGTACATTAAAGTTAAGTACACCTCCAGATGCAGCATTAGCCGCAATAGCACCTGCAGCCCCAGCAGCTGGCATAGCGCCCGCATTACCTTGAGGTAAACAGTTAGCATATCTTGTGTGTAATCTTCCTTGCTCAGTCCAGATTATTTGATCTGAAGTGGAAGGCATCTCAGCAGATACCATACGAAGGAAAGAACCGATAGATCTGTTTCCATATCTTTCTACTTCTTTTTCGTATACATCTGGTAAAAATTGTTGTGTCCATTGACTAAAGCCAGCGGCTGTAAAGTCAATGTAATTTCCGGCGTAAAGTGCTTTAGTTTGCGATGGTTGCAAAGCAGCTGGCACGCCTGACGTAAAAGCCATAATTGTTTGATTTTAAGTTATTAATTATTTATTTCCATTTAATTCGCAACTTATCAGAAGTAGTTCCTGAAACAACTCTAATTTTTTCACCCCCAGATGTTACAATAGATGAAGCATCTTTTCGAGGTTCCATGTTAATATTTTTAGACTTCTTTTCAGCGTCCCTTATGGCATCGGCACGGCCTTGCTCATAAAAGTGGTTAGCTATTTTATCTGCATTTTGTGCAGAAAACAAGGCTTTGTGATAACCTTTAGCGTCACCAACTTCACCTTTTTCATTTAAAAATTGATTAACAAAATTAGTTATGTTTGACTGGAACTCTTTTACTTTTTTTGTATCGTCCACTTTAAACCTATACTTATTTTCTCCGACCTTAAAATCAAAACCTTTGAACTCATCGTCAAAAACCTTATTAGTTTTGTCAACAAATGTTTTTTGTAAATTTTCGTGTTTTTCTGTTTGTTGCTGAGACTCTTGATAAAACTCCATTGCTTTTTGGTATTCAGGATCAATATTATTTTGCTTACTTAACTTAAGATCAGCATAATATTTTTCCTTAGCTCCTTTAAAGTAGTTTTGAGCATTATAAAGCTCCTCTTTAAAAGCTAATTTTTTAGCCTTTATTTCCGACGGATCATCCGCCTCCTCATCATATGCAAAGTTTTTATTGAATAAAAAATCAACATCATCTGTATCTAAATGAGGTTTTGTTGTTTTGTAGTATTCTCTAAGTAAAGTAGTATTATCAAGTTTAGACAAATCTCTATTAAGATTAACATAATCTTCAACAGATCCACCTGTTTCTTCCATAAACTTTACTAGTTTATCTACATTTTCAGGAAGTATTTGTTTTGATTCTTCCTGTATATTTTCTTGTATTTTTGCTGCAGGAGTTTCTGCAACTTTTTCTACTTTTTTAGTAGACTCTTCATCATCAGTAATTAATTCTAATGGCGAATCAGGAACACTTTCTTCTTTTAATAATTCTTTCTTGTTTTCAGTGGTTTCCTTTTCTTCGGTACTCCGTACGCTTTTATCCACTCCTTGCACACTTTCCGTGTTTTCGGATTCTTTGACAGGCACATCGCTGTCATTTGAGCTCGGTTCTTGAATGGCATCTTTATTAGGTTTAGATTCTTCTTTAGACTTAACTTCTTTAGATTGGTTTGGAGGATTATCTAGGTCAATTTTATAAACCCCATCCTCTTCTTTAATCTTGTACTCCTCGGCAACTTCGCCTTTATCGACCGCATCATTAATTACTGCAGCTTCTTTTTGTTCAGGAGTTACTACATCAGGGTTAATTTCCCCGACATCTTTTACTTGTACTTCTTGTTCTTCCATAATTGTATATAATAAAATAGTTTAAATAATAATTATTTTGGTTCAAATCTTGATAAATCAATACCACCTAAGACATCATTACCTTTAGATTCAAACGACTTCATAGGTTTGCCACTTGAAGGCGGCCCAGCTACGTTTTTAGCGGTTTTTTTAACTTCTGCTACTTCAATATTTGCTTCATTTTGTTGAGTTGCTAATTCTTTTTGAGCTTGTAATTCCATTTCTTTTAATTGCTTATTTAACTCAAATTCATATTGCATTAATTCTCGTTTAGTACGAGCTTCAACTTCCATTTTCTTAATTTCAAATTCAATATCCGCTTGTCTGTATTGAATTTTAGATTCTGTTTTAACTTGTTCAGCCTGAGCTTTAGCTTCTTCTATTTGTATTTGTGCTTGCCCTTGTGCTTCAGCTTGCGCTGCACTCGCGGCTTCTGCTTGAGCTTGATCAGCTTGTTGTTTTTTAATTCTTCTAAATTTTAACAACTGATTAGCTAGTTTAATATTATTTATTTCTCTAATATCAATTGCATCTTCCAAATAAATACTACCGGCGCTTAAAGCAGTTTGGATGTTGCTTTCGAGCATTGTTTTTTCTTCTTCATCAGGCTCTAGCTCTAGAAATATCCCAAAATCATGTAAATTTAAATTTTTTAATTCTTCTAAAGATCCCACAGAAAACATACCTAAAGCCCCTATAAAAGCTTCTTTTGTTGGATGAAAATTAAGAACATCTTTAAATCTTAAAGCAATACATTCTGCTAAAGTAGCAGTAATACACATACTTGCTTGTAAAATATGTCTTGTTGCAACATTGCTATTTGCGGCAGCTAACTTTTGAACCCCTACTAAAGCCTTAGGGTCTGGATCTGAGCCATCTCGAGCTTCGTTTAATCCAGTAACATCCCTCATCATTTGGATATATTGATTATAAGCTCCAATTAAAACTTGTATTTGCCCACCGCCTCCGCCGGGTAATTCTTGGATAGGAACTTTTCCTGGGTTTTGTTCGCCTTCAACTGTTAATGATCTACCTATAATAGAACCAGTTTGAAAATACATATTAAGGGCTTCTTGCGGATTATAACTTGTTCCATTTCCTAAATCTATTTCAGCTAATCCATCCGCATCTAAATAAACACCTGAAGGCGTCATTCTTTGAATAGCTTGTTGTAATTTTAAATGAGTTAGTTGTATTAAATCCGCATAAGGAGTAATCTTAGATACTAAAGATGTTATATTTCCTTTATACATTCTAGGAGCACTTACCACATAATTCATATATACTTTATTAGTATTAGAATTTGGGCGTACCATATTTTCAGCTTTTTTCCACTTAAGTAACGTATTAGTACCTAATACAAATGCACCTTCATATAACACTTCCCTTGATTGAGCTACTCTTTCAAATCGGGTTCTTTTATCTTTAGGAGGATTAAAAGAATCATCTTTTTCAATTGCTTTAGAAGCCCCTGTAGAAGTTTCTTTTATTTTATAAACATTATGTTCCCATGTTTTCCAATTAAAATATAATACTGTAATAGTATTATTGTTATCTAGTCGGCTTCTATTGTTAAATGTACCAACAGTATTATAATCAGTCCAATTAGATCCTTTTTTAGTTAATTCTTTTATTTCTTCATCATCTAAATTAGGAAATTGCTTTTTAAGTTCATTTAATTGAATACGCTTTACCTCACCAAAATAATAACAATCTTGAAAGTTTGGATCATCTGTATAAGACCATATTAAATTAGCTGGATCTACATAATCTAATTTTATACCATCAGTATTGTTAAAAGTATTTTTAACAGCCCCTATACCTAAAACTGTTAAATCATAATCAACTCTACTTTTAAGCTCTTCATATTTATTAGTCAGTAATACATTATTAATAGCTTGTTCTTCAGCAATTTCAATTCCCTGTTTATAGTTTAATTGCATAAACAGTTCTAATTCTTCAGTATTTGCAGGCAATTTATCTTCGGGAACATTTCTAGCATTTACCCCAAGCTCGGTTTCTATTTGAGCTAGAAGTTCTTTAGCGTGTAAATCCCTTTGTATATTTTCTACAAACTTTGTTCTTTTTCCTGTAGCTATTGGGTCTTGAGCAAAAGCTTTAATGCTAAATAACCTATCTTGCATCCCATTAACTATAATATCTACAAATTTAGGTATTATTGGAACTGGTTTCCAATCTAAATTTAAATAAGATAAATCGCCATTAATAGCAAACTCATCCTTATATTTTCTAATAGATTGTTCTCCTCTAGCATATAATCTAAGTTTATGATACTCTTCTCTTGTCTGCCAAAATCTCCCTATACTATTATCTTTATTGAACCATTCTTGTTCAATAGCTCTAGCTACTGAAAGACCATATTTATATGTCCTTTTAACAGCATCTGAAACCGCTTGGCTCGGAAATTCTGTGGGAATTTGCCCTAATTGTTGTGCCATATTTATTTTATTAACTGACTTCTTATTCCTTTATTATTATATTTAGAAAACATAAAATCTAATTCTTTAACTGCTCGTTGAGCATGAGGCCTATACATGTGTTTTCGGCATGCCATAATAGCTAAACCACTACTAATTGAAGCGTCGTGAGCTGTTCTTCTATTTATATCAAATCTTGCCCAATCTTCTAAAGTTCTTTGAAAAAACATAGTGCCATGATTTTCATTAATTTTTCCTACATATTCTTCTATATAAGACTCAATTGCTGCTGCATGAGCTTGTTTTATATCTTCTGAACTATTAGGTATTCCCCCAAGTTCTAGTTCTGATTTAGATAAATTACTTCTAGTTTTATCAGGACGATTCATAGAAAATCCTCTATAACCTCTTCTTTTTAAATGATATAAAAGTCTGGGTTTATTATTTTCAGCCAAAATTGGCATTCCATAAAATACCAAAGCCATAAGAACATCTTCAAAAAATATTTCAGCAGTTTGAGGCCTAGCAATATATTCTAAAAAAAACTTAGTATTTGGAATATCACTAGCCATGGAAAATGTTGTAAGACCATGTAAGGCTCCATTTGAACCCCCTCCTCCTACTGTTCCTGATATATCATATGAATCACAACCAAAAGCTCCCAATCCATCATTACCAGGATATTTTATACCATTCTTTATTATTATTTTATTTTGCAAATCTACGGGAGGAAGCCAAGATACATGAAACCTACCATTTATTGCAGGTTGCCAAATTACATCCGTATCTTTAACACCTTTTCTCCACGCAAAATTTCCACGCACTACATGCCCTGCCATCGCCATTTCTTCATTAAAATCTATTTGTTCATATATTTTAGTTAAATTAAATAATGAATTTAAAGTTTCATCACGGAAAGCATGTTTTTCCGATCTTGGAAATTGCCTATAATATTCATTTAAAGCATCTGAATCATTTTTTAAACCTTCAACTTCATTTTCCCAATGGTCAATGACTCCCGTAAAGATGAGTTCACCATCAATTCCCTCAACCGCTTCTGATGGTGTATTGAATACAGGGAACCCATACTTATCGATAAATCCTTCGAATCCCCATTCCATAGGTATGAACAAAGCATATAATCCACTTGTAGTCTGGCCATTGCGATTTCTATTTGTGACATCTGAATTATAATATAGTTTTTTAAAATTATCCCCTCCTTTATCTAATGCGTTAGAAGTAGATCCCATCATACATTTACCAACTATTTTGGATCCGAGCCTGAGACACGTCTTTGTGACCCTCCAGTTGTTGAGGATATTATCGGGACGTTCCCATTTCCCCGATTCATCATGGACGAGGAGTTGTAACTTCTCCCCATCATATGAGTTGTCCCCGGTGTTCTTCCAATCAATGGTTGTATCCAATCCTTCTTGTATCTCTTCCTCGGTATAGGCGGATGCGGCAATGGATCTTCTTGTGAGTCTTCTTGACGGAACTTTATACGATAATTCTGTTTTGGGTCTTTCCATCCCATCTTGTATTGGTTTAAAGAAGAAGGGATAATTAGTTGAGATCGGTACCACCTTATCTGTGAACATCTTTTTAGCATCTGCTCCAGTCTTAGATAGGATCCCAAACCTAGAGTCCTTTGAAGTTGTAGCCTGGTTGACACACTCAGCTGATGCCATGAAACTAAACCCAGACCGTCTATTCTTAAGATAGCACATTCCGTAACATCTTCTATCCAATTTGCACGCTTCCCAAAAGTAGAAAAAAATTCTATTTGCTTGTCTAAAATCCGGTGATCCCACGTCGATTTTGGTCCAGTTGAGATAGATATAGTGCGATCCTGTAATGTAACAGGGATCCCCGTTACACATGAACCAGTAACCATCATTACGATAATTAAATTCATTATCAATGTACTCGTAATAAGATTCTTTAGTACTTTCAGCTTGCCCTTTAAAATCATATAATGTTTTTATTCTTGTTAAAGAGTTAGGTTTATTTCTTTTTCTAAAATATTGTTCAGATTTTTTTAAATCTTGCCCATCTATTTTTTTAGGAGTTTTAGGTAAACCTACCTTAAGACCTTGTATTTCATAAATCTCTCCTAATGTACCATCTCTACTTATAATAACACAATCCAATTCTTGGTTATAACCTGGTTGAAATTTTTTATGCTTATTATGATGTTTAATACTCTTTTTTGAAAGGTGATTATCGTGTATTTTATATAAAGTTTGTTTATACATTACTTAATCCGATTTTCAACTCCTAAAAATGTTTTAGAATCTTTTATATCTTTTTTACTTTCTGTTAACTCTTCTATTTTATCAATAATTTTTAAAGAATCATCTATAGCTACCCATTTTGCTTGAGCTGCTGTTTTAGCTTTTTCTGGATCTAACTCAACTAAATCTATTGTTTGTCTAATAACTTTTTCAAGTTCTACTAAAGCTTTATCAGCTGCTGAAATTACTTTTTGTCTTCGATCCATAATTAATTGTTATATGATTTGATAAAATACGATATAGTTTTTCACCTTCAATTTCAAATTCGTATTCTGAATCAGGTGTAAACCCCACCACGTCTCCAATAGAGACTCCTAATGAGCTTAAACTATCGTTAGTATATGTTAGTATCCCCGATAAATTTTCGTCTGTTTTAAGAGCCCATTTATCATTTTTATATATTGGTTTTACAAAGCAATATTCAGGAAAACATTCCCATTTATTATTTTTTTTATAAGCAAATATTTGATCTTTTGCAACAAAATATTTGTTTTCACTAATAAAATTAGCAGAATTTTTTTCATTGCCCCTTACATCAAACCATCGCCTAAAAACATTATGATGTATTATTACTTCGTCACCAGGTTTTATTAATGAATTATTATATGCAGGAACTTGTACTACAGTACCTATTCTATTAACAAACATATAATCTCTTTCTGTTATTTCTGTATTAACAACTAATTCCTTACCTTCAACATCAACAGTGTTGTTGTAGCGATTTTCAGTAGATATAATATATTCAAATAAAGATTGCATTAATAATCTAAATTATATTCAACAGATATAGCCATATTGGCATTAAAGTGCTTCCAAGGAAGTATTTCTTTATTTTTAGTTATAAAAATTTTATAAGCTCCATCCTCCTCTAATATATCTGAGATTTTATGACCCCCATATACTTCTTGACCTACAGAATAATGCATAGCTTCATTCTTATAATCAGTACCTATACTAATTTTTCTAATTAATTTCATTTAATTTAAATTTATATTAAATCTGAATATTCACTTGGAACATCAAATCCAGGGCAATCTTTGCTTGAATATTGATTATGCCCAGATATTTTAGTTATACTATGATTATTAATTAATTCTGTTAATAATTCTTTAATTGATTCTTTTTGTTCCTCAGTTCTTGTATCTCTCCCCTCAGTAATACCTCCTCCTATATAACAAATACCTACTGTGCCTTTATTATGCCCTTTGCAATGAGCACCTGTTTTACTAAGTGGTCTACCTTCTTGAATTGTTCCGTCTAATTTTATTACATAATGATAACCAACATCACTCCATCCATTACCATCTACATGCCACTTTCTAATATCCTCCACATCGAAGTCTTTACCCTCTGGAGTAGCACTATAATGCAAAATTGCTTCGTTTATTGCTCTCATTATTATTTATGTTTATTATTTCCAAATACTTTTTCCACACCACGTGAACCAAAATAACCTCCAATTACGATAGTAAGAAGGCCAGTAATTTGATCAAGAGGATATTTTAAATACCAACCTACAACATAGCTTACTGTTAAGAAAACTAATATTAAAGGTCGTACATTAGCCGCAAGCCAACTCCCTGATCTAGCATCTGCTACCCAACGTCTTGTAGTGCCATCAATTTCAGCACGTTCTAATTCTAATTTTTTAAGGGCAATAGCTTTATCTCCTTCAGACATATCACTACCCCCTATTATTGCTTGAATAACACTCCCTACTGGAGTGTCACCAGCAATTTTTCCTACAACGTCAGGAATTTTGTTTAACAAAAATTTTCCAACGCCAGTATCTTTAAATTTCTTTTTATTACTCATTTAATTAAATTTATTTAGCAAATGCCATATATATAAATGTTTCTCCTGTGGCATAATTGTTACCTTGCCCTGTTGTATTAATAACAAATCCAGTTGAATTAAAAATAATACTGTTAGCTGCATATTCAGCAGCATCGCTCTCAGGGCGTAATGTTTGTCCAGGATTATTTCCTCTTTCGCTATCAATAATTACCCATTCTTGATTTCTATCAACATTTTTTAACATTACCCATGCTGGTTCAAAATCTGTAGTAATAGTAGGGCTACCTGCAGTTTGTGTAGCTGTATATGTCCCTATTTTACTATAATTAGCTACAGAATGCCATAAATATGCAATATACCTTCCGCTTGATACTGGATTAAAAGTAGTAGCTGTTGGAGGCGTAGAGCTCGTAGTACTTTTAGCAGCAGTGCTATTTAAAACTAAATAATTATAATTTGCATCAATAATACCAGGTGGTATATAAACATACCAATCTTGAGATATATCTAGAGCTTTTTGGATAATGAGCTGAGGGGTTAACTTGAGACCATGCCCCACTGTGCCTGATCCCGTACTGTCATTATAGCTTACAATACTAAATCCAGCATCTTGATTTGCTGATACTTGACTTTCTATGCTTCCATCATTATTTCTACCTGTATAACCTGGTTTTACATAAGTTACATTAGAAGCAGTACCATTATAATTCCCGCTAAGATCATTAGCTGTTTTATTGAATGTATAAGCAGCTACACATCCTGCGCCCGCTGGAAAATTAAGAATATCATTATTTGAAGCAGTTTCATTATATAAAGAAGTAACTTCAGAAGCACTTAAAGCTGTATTAAATATTCTTGCTTGATCTATTTTACCGTTCCAAAAATCACTAGCAGTATTCCAATATCTACCAATATAAAAATCATTACCAGTAGCTATTTGAGATCCTGTACCAATACTAACTGTATATTCTAAAGATCCATTTTTATAAACTTTAGCTTCTCCAGCCGAGGTATCAACTGTAAAAGCAACATGAGTCCAAACATCTGATAGAAGAGGTACTGTATTACTATTTGTGTTTCCTTGATTACTGCCATCGCTAAATCTTGTATATAAATTTCCTGTTCCTGTTACAATACCAAAATCAATACCATTATAGTTACCGGTATTACCATTTCTGTTACTTATTATATCTC